TAAAGGTCGGCATAAAAATCCACGATGGATACATTACAATAAAAAATCTAAAAAATATACTATTAATCGTGTTGTTCATAATTTCAGAACTTATTTCGGAAGTTATGATACATTAGAAGAAGCAGAAAGGGTTGTTGAATTTTTGAACAAAAATAATTGGGATAAAAATAAATTAAAGGAGATTGAGAATTGACTGAAAAAAGATTTACATTTGATATTGATAATGAAAATGGATATAATGAAGAACCTTATTTCTGTAATGGAATTGATAGTTTTTATGTGAATAATGCAGATGAAATGGAATTATTTATTAAAGAGATAAATGAGTTAGAAGAAGAAAATAAAGGATTCAAAATAGATGGAGAATTTAAAAATAAAGAATATTCTAAATTATTAGACAGTTTTATGGAATTAAAAAAGAAATATCAAGGGATTAAAAAAGAAAACAAGGAACTCAAAGCCAAAGTAGATGATAAGGAAGTTGCAGTAGAAGTGGAATGTGAAAAACTAATGCAGAAAGTATTTGAAGTGATTGATAAAAGTCTTGAAAAAGATAAACAAGACTATGAAATGACTTACGAAGATTATTTGAATGGTAGAATAGAAGCGTTAGAAGAATTAAAAAAGGAATTGATTATGAATGACTGAAAAAATAAAAATAATGCTTTCAAGACCAATGAAAGGAAAAACAAGAGAAGAAATTGAAAAAGAAGAAAAAGAAATGGTAGATGTAATATTTGACATGTATGACCATATGACATGTGAAATAATATCTTCCATTGTTGAAAATCCTGAAAAGAAATCTGAATTGGAATGTTTCAGCGAGTCAATATTTTTCATGAGTAAAGCAGATGTTCTTGCTATGGGTTTCGGTTGGGAGAATGCAAGAGGCTGTAAATTAGAGCATGAGATTGCCAAAGCATATGGTGTCAAGGTAATCTATTTGGAGGAATTGATGAAATGAAACCATTTGAATTAAAAGTTGATCCACAAACCAACATGTGTCATATTGTTGATAATTTTGAATCTAAAAGAACCGATGCAGTCTGTATCTATAATGATTTAGGCTGCCATCCTTTTTCTGCTGCACCAGCATTATGTGATAAATTAAACGATTTAACTGAAGAAGTTATGATACTAAGAAGAAAGGAAATGAGTTTGGATGAAATACTCCGATATAATGATGAATATTTCTTAGATGGAGAATGGGGTAATTTCACATTACATCATATCCGATTAGGGAGTGATAATCATATTATAACTCCTACAATGGTTGTGGATAGGTTAAATAATTTATCTAAACTGAATAAAAAAGTCATAGAGGATAATATTGGATTGCAGAAAGAGAATTATGAATTGAAAAAACGATTATATGAATCAGAAAAAAACTACATCCATGAAGCCTATGACAATAGTATAGATATTGAGGATGAGATGAAACAGTTAAATGAAGACCCTACATTTAATGATGTGATAAAATGACTGAATTCCATATAATAGGTTTAGGTAACTTATGTGAGTTTGTTATTAAAGACATTGACAATAGCCGTACTCATGGAGTTTTTAGTGCCTGTGGTAAACATGCCCGTGAAAGTATGCAGGAATTTATTGATTATGTAAATGAGATAATTGAAGAGAATCAGGTATTAAAACAATCAGACAACATCACTGACTTGGAAACACAAATAATGAAACTTAAAGAAGAAAACCAATCTCTAAAAAAGGAATTATTTGAAGCAAAATCAGAGTGTTTATGGGTAACAAGTGATGAAGTTGATAGAGCATTATATTATGAAGATGAAATCGAGGAATTGCGAAAGGAGATATTTGAATGACTCGAAAACGATTTGAGAATAGGTTAAATAAAAATATTAAAAAGTTTCATGTCCTCAATCCAGTTTGGGATAATGAGAAAGAAGATGGTTTGAATGTTTTTGAAATGATTGATGAAATGAATAATTTAAATAATGAAAATGAATTTTCTAAAAATAGGATTGCATCATTAAATAATCTGTTATTAAATGGTTTGAGTGAAGATAATGTGAATGAAGTTATTTATCAGAAATACGTATGGTATACTAATTTTCATGATGATTTAACTCGTTCTGAAAAATTGTTAGTTGCAAATTTCGCTGATTTTTTAATTGATACTCTTTTTGAATCTTTAAAAAAAATGGAGTTAAACGATGACTAAAAATAGATTTTACATTGATGATGAGCATATTCATGATAATCTAAATATCCTGGAACCTATTTGGATTGAAACATATTCTCAGGCAAAGGAAGTGTGCAATGAATTTAACAGATTACATGATAGAAGTGATTTACTCAAAGAAGTTATGGATGGAGATACTCAGTATCGTTTAGATACTGCTGAACAATTGAAAAAACATTACAATTATGCAATACAACAGATGAATAAAAATATAGATGATATAATAGTATATGAAGCATATAATCTATTAAGAGCAAGTATTATGGATATTGCAAAGGAATTGGGAGTTGAATTAGAATGAACCAATATCACGTTGAAGATGATAAAATCAAAAACAGATTCACAGACAAAACATACTCATTAGAAGAAATATGTGGCATCCTAAACATGCTGGAAATAGAGGCAAAAAGAACACAAAACGATTTAATCCGCAGCATAGAATTAAAAGCAGTAAATAGACATTTAAGAATGGAAAATCGTGTATTAACTATGAAATTAACAGAATTAACATGGAAAAGTATGAATCTGGATTATACTGATATTGAAAAAGAAATCACTGAACTATGCAGATCACCTGACAAAGCAAGTGATTATATTCATAATTTTGAAAAAGAAAATTTTGAATTAAAACTAAAATTAAAAAAACTTGGTGAATATAATGGGGATTTATTATGAGCTTTAAAAAAGTATTATTAGAAGTTAATTGTGGAGGACATGTATCGGAATCTACTTTTAATAATTTTTTAGACATAGTTAAACACTATGCTGAAGACATGTTTGATGGACAAGTATGTATTGTAGCTGTAGATGAAATAGGACCTGATACTGGTAATACAGTTATTATTCCAAAAATGGCTATGAAATGGATTATTAAAAACATACCTTACAAAAAATACAATGTTAGTTCACCAGATTTTTTTAGAAAAGCATTGGAACATGAAAGGAATTATCAGTTAAATTGTGCAGATTTTAAAAAAGATTTAAGTCCAGAAGCATCAAATCAAAGAATTTTAAATGATATTGAAAGAATGAGGAAGGAATATTATGGGGAAAAATAATGTTCATGAAGATTGTGAGCATTATGTCAGTATGAATGACATGTGCTTACTCTTTTTTCAATTTGGATTTCATAATGTAAGTCAATATAAAGAATGTTTAGAAAAGGAGATCTATCAATGAATGATGAAAACTATAACAAAATATACCGCTTTTGTGATGGGGAAATTGTAGATGGATTAAACAGGACACATTACAATCCACAAAAAGAGGATGACATGCAATGCATCTGCACAATACTAAATGCACAGATAAACCAAGCAAATGAATTACAAAAACGAAACAACAGGCAAAAAGAAACTATTGAAAAACAACAGGACAAAATCGAGAATTACATTGACATCAAAGCAAAACTTGAAGGTAAAATCAAAGAATATGAAACCAAATCTGAAGAATATGAATTATCCGCATGTGGTTGTGGAAGTAAACATAATTGGATTAAAAAAACAGCTTTAGAAGAATTCCGAGATGAAATATATGGAGATAAAAATAACAGTCAATGCTGATTCGGTTGAAAAGTTTATCAAAGACCTTGAATATTTTAAACAAGATCAATTATCTGATTTAATAGATGAAATTATTATAGAAGCATATAATAAAACAATAAAGAGATTCTATAATGATTTTTAAAATGATGGAGGTATGATATTTTTGAAAGATTATCCAACAATAACCTATAATGTACCTGAACCTACTGAAGAACAAGTTGATGAGATACTCCAAACATTACTCAAATATGAAGACTACTCTGAAGAAATACTGAAATTACGTAAACAACAAATCCTTAAACATTCCAAATGCAGTTTAATAATCAATTCATTAGCAGACTTATCAAAGTTAATTGGCACGTCAAATCCTCATGCAGAAACCATAATATCATATCATAAAGAAGCATTAATTGAACTACACTCTCCAGTTTATATAATGCCTGAACTTAATTTAGAACCATTCCATAAATGGGATAATTGGACTGTATTAGAATTATATAGTAAGTATATGGGTTTAGCAATAGAAAAAGGATGGGAAGACTGGTATTTTTTCATAGATACAACTCTTCAAAAAGAATTAAAAAACTATCATATTGTTGATATGCTGAATGATTTAGTTACACATAATGTCATCTGTGGATATGAATTGCAAAGTTTCATGAATCTTGATGATAAAAACAACTTGTTAAAACCATTTAATCATGATTGTTGGGATGACCATGTAATAGAAGTAAAATTAAATGATAAATTATCTCCAGAAGAATATTTGAAATATCTGGAAGGTGGGAAAATAAATGATTCTTGAGAATCCAGTATTCAAACACAAAAAAATATTAGAAAAACACCTCAACGAAAACTTACCTGAAGATGATTTCCTCACAGAACAAATCATAAAAACCGCACATACCCTACCTAAAAAACTGGAAGACCAATACATATTTTTAGGTAAACAAATCCAAGACATGCCTTACCGACCAGAAATAAGTGAATGGATAAAATGCAGATACCGGATAAGACGATGCCAAGGAAAATGCAAAGGTGTTGAAAGTTACTGCTTAAACCCATTCCATCCATTCCTAGATTATGGGTTATGGTTACCCGTATGTTTGAAAAAGGAATGTGAATTAAATAAAATCTGTGATGATGATCCATTCATCTACTAAAAAAACTCTATCTTTTTTTTGTTACAATACCATAAAACCAGCACCATACAATAATCTATGACAGATAAAATAATCATCAAAAATACGCAATATGCTGATTCAAGAACAGCACCAGATGACTTAACCAAAGACAAACTATACGATGATACCGAAGAACATCTCAAAGATGTTCAAAAAGGAATGGATTTTTTTGCAGAAAAACTTCATGAAGCCGGTTTAAAACATGATTGGACAAAAATATCCTATTTTGACCAATACGCTGAAGACGTTCTATCAGAACACACAGATGAGGACTTCAAAAAAAGACCATGGTATCAAAAACACATCTATGAAGAAAGACATCACTTAAATGCAGATTGCCCATTAGATGTAACATTAATTGATGTTTTTGAAATGATAGCAGATTGTGTTATGGCTGGAAAAGGTCGTTTTGGAAGAGTAACTCCAGAATATTTGAATTTAAGTGATCCATCTATTTTAATCAGAGCTTATTTTAATACTGTGAAAATGTTGGATGATATTGTTGAAGTATCAAATGCTGAGGAATTAAGTACGGAGGAATAAAAGTATGGAAACTGTTAAAATGGATAGGTTTGCAAAACAGGAACAAACTGATTATAATGGTCATGCTTGCAGCATTACAGATTTACAAGATAGAACCAGCTTTAACCCTTATGGAAAAGCATTAGTAACAATAAGCACTCGAAATAGTGAATTGAATGAAATAATTTGTGATTTATTATTTAGAGAGTTAAATACAAACAAAGAATGGTTGGAACTATTAAATAATCCAACAAACAATGAGGATTGATTAAAATGACTTTTGTACCTCCATCATGGTGGATGATAGGATTAATAAAAATATTCTACATTATAATACCTATAATCATAGGAGCAGCAATAATAATAACCGGATGGGTAAAAGACAAATTCCCACTAATCATAATAGGGGTCATCATTATCATTGCAGGATTTGGGCTTGCAAGCGCAACATGGCACAATAATTATGAAGTACCATCGGTCCAGGAAAAAATAATAACTGTCGATGACTATCAAATCAAACCTGACATCAGTAAAAATAAACAGGGAAACATTGTTGTTGATAGTGCAGATGATCTGCTGTTAGTGACAAAAGATGGTGAAGCATTCTTGAATGAAGAGAATTTCTGGTTTGGTAAATTCAACACTCGTGACTTGTTTAATGAATTAAAAGTCAATGGTACTTATAAAATCAAATATTATGGGTGGAGAGAACCTTTCTATAGTACATTCCCAAATATCTTGTCTGTTGAAGAGGTAATAGATGAATCTAATGCAACTAGTAATAATTTCAATAAGTATTCTGGTATGAATACTGCTGTAGGTGGATGGTGGTTCTAAAATGGATATAAAAGAAGAAGTTCATAGAGTAATCCAGAATAAAATTGAAGATTATGAAAAAATAATCTCTGAATTAGAACAAAATAAACAAGATGGCCATGTAAGAGAAGTATTGGACAAATATGAACATTATGTGGAATGTTTATCTGAATTAAATAAGCAATTGTTTAATTTAATCCAATTTAAAGAACATCCTGCTTTTGAAATTTTAAAATTAAATTTTCGGTGATTAAATTGAATGACTTTGAAAAACATTTTGAAAAATTAGCAAAAACTGATGATGCAAGTACTTTATGGATCAACTGGTTAGACTGGGTAATAGACCAAAACCTAATCATAAATCATGACCGAAAATTAAACTTCAGAGGCAATGAAAAAATGTACTTCCAATTATATCAAGATTGGATTAAAATCGTATCTGATGAACTGGAAAAAGGAGATAAACACTACTATGATTATCTTGGAGTATTTTATGAAGATGTGATACAATCAAAATACAAAGCAGGAACAAATGGGCAATTTTTCACACCTCAAGATGTTTCAAAATTAATGGCTCATATTACAGTAATTGATGAAAGCATTGATAAACCAGTAATTAATGATTGTGCCTGTGGAAGTGGTAGATTATTACTTGATGCGCATTCATTTAATCAAAATGCAGTATTAATAGGTCAAGATTTAGACCCTGTTGCTTGTAAAATGGCAGTATTGAATTTTTATATTAGTGGAGTTAGAGGCAGCATAGTACATCAGAACACTTTAACATTAGAAGTTTATGAATGTTGGAGAATTAACAATTATATTCATCATGGTTTACCTATTCCTCATATTGAATTAGTATCTGAAAAAGAAGCATATCGTTTCATTGGTTTAAGTAAGGATGTTGAAAGTATTGAGATTAATAATAGTGTCATAGAGAATAATGACAATTCGTTAAAAGTATCTTCAGATTACAAACCTAAAGGAAACGGTCAAACAACACTATTCTAAAAAAAGAGGAGGATTAACTTATGAATACTTTAACACAATCCGATACTATCGATATTATTCAAGGAAAAGTGAAACATGACTTAATACAAAATATCCTTGAAGAATCTAGCCAGTATTTAAAAGGAAGTCAATTAATGGAATTAAACCGAACATTAAACAAACACTTTGAAGGTTATGAAATATTTGTAGAACAGAACATTGAATTACATGAGAATTATGCTGAAGAAAATAAAAAGATCGTTGAAATATATCTCTCCAATAAAAAATTAGAGGGATTATCTCCAAGAACAATAACATATTATGGGGATAACCTCCATAAATTCATTGAATATGAAGACAAACCATTACAAGATGTAACAACCCAAGATATAAGAGAATATTTTTCTTATGTTCAATCTTTGAACAATTGTAGTAACGGTACACTTGATAATATTCGCAGATGCCTCAACACTTTTTTCAATACCATTAACAATGAGGGATACATTCAAAAAAACCCAATGGCAAGAATTAAAAAAATTAAATCTGCTAAAAAAGTGAAAAAACCATTTACTGATTTTGAAATCGAAAAGATGAGAGATGAATTAAGCAGAGCCCCAGGGAGAACAAAAAGTCAGAAATTATTCAAACTTCGTGACCAGGTATTATTTGAATTATTGTTATCAAGTGGCATTAGATTAAGAGAATGTGTACAATTAAACAAATCAGATATTGATTTAGAAAACAAGACATTCATTGTTCTTGGAAAAGGGAATAAAGAAAGACAATGTTATTTCAGTGCAAAATGTCAATTCTATTTATCCAATTACTTGAATTTTAAATATACTGGGAACACTAGAAAATATGCTGATTCTCCTGCATTATTTATTAGTAAAAATAGTAGACTGGAGGGGTATAGGTTTTCACTCAATGGGATTGAAAGAAGAATTCGTGAACTAGGTCAAAAATGTGGAGTTCAAGCTCATCCACATAAATTCCGTAGAACATTCGCAACAAACCTTGTGAACAAAGGTGTTCCAATCGAACAAATTAAGGAATTATTAGGACATGCTAATCTGGACACTACAATGATCTATGCGATAGTTGACCAGGACCAAGTCAGATATAACCATAGTAAATATGCAGGTTAAATTATGTTCGTGTTTAACAATAATCGATACAATAAAAATACTGATGAAAAAGAAGATTACACTACATTAATCAAAGAAATGCAAGGAACATTAGTTCTTGAATTAGGAAAAATAAAAACTTCTGAACCTAAACCTAAAAAAAATTACACTATAATCAACCCTGGCCATATTAGTGTAAGTGGAGTTAAAAAAGAATCATTAGAATATCATTACGGAATATACAGGATGTTTCCATGTGGAAAACAATACCAATACCATATGAGATTCATTCATGTTCCTGGAGTAACTGAAAGGAGAATAAAAGGATGAACACAACACTTAATCAAATCACAACACCCTATAAGAAACAATTCATAGATGATATAATCAATGGAATGGAAGGATTAATCGATAATAATCAAGCATTAGAGTTAAACAAATCATTAAACAGACATACAACTAATTTAATTATTTCAGAGTTGCCAAATAATATTGATTTGGATTATGAATCAACTAATAATCGATTATTAAAGAATTTTATTAAAACTAAAAAACTCAAAGGATTATCTTTTAGAAGCATTGAGTATTATAATTCACAATTAACTATTTTTAAAGACTGGTTATCTAAATCATTCCTTGAAGTAACATCTGATGATTTTAAAGAATACTTGAAACATAAAAAAGAAAAAAGTAACTGCTCCAATGTCACATTAAACAATGTGCGTAGAATATTATCTAGTTTTTATAAATACTTGGAAAATGAAGATTTATTAATCATCAACCCCATCAATGCAATTCCATCTGTTAAAGAACCTAAAAGAGTTAAAAAAGCATTCACTGATGAGGAAGTTGAAAAACTACGATATGCAATTAGTAAAGACCATATAAGGAATATTGCAATTTTTGAAATGCTATTAAGTTCAGGATTAAGAGTGGGAGAAATCTCCTCACTTAAAAGAGATGACATAAGCTTAGCAGATTGTAAAGGAGTATGTCTTGGTAAAGGAAATAAACAAAGAATATTTTATTTCAGCGAACGAGCCAAAGTAGCTATTCAAAAATATTTAACTCACAGACGTGATGATTCACCATTCCTTTTTGTTTCACTTTATGCACCTTTTGGTCAATTAGGGATAAGTGGAATAGAAACAATGATATGTGAAACTGGTGAAAAAGCTGAAGTGCCTAATGTTCACCCACACCGTTTCAGGAGGACACTGGCCACACGATTGATTCGTAAAGGTATGCCGATAGATCAAGTCAGTGAAATATTAGGTCATGAAAGTCTTGGTGTAACTCAATTATATATTGAATCTGACCGAGACATGTTGAAAAGGACACATAATAAATTTCTAAACTAAAAAAAAGATTATAAAGAGGATAAAAAAGGAGGAAAAAGAATAATGTTGGATTTTGAGAATAATCTGGGTAATGCATATAAATCTGATTTATTCCAAGAAGCAGACCATAATGCAAAAATATTTTTCGTAAACAATGTTTTATCAGACATGAACTCTGTCTTCACTAGTAGACAATTAAATGAATTAAACATTGTACTGCAAAGTGTAATTAAAAATTACAGTATAAGTACTGATGTTGAATTACATGATGATACACCATACTGGGAAGTTAATAATAACTTATTGGATAGATTCATTGAGGATAAAAGGACGTTCGGATTATCTGAAAAAACATTAATATATTATCAATCAGAATTAATCAGATTCTTTGACTGGCAAGAAAAAAGAGTAGATGAAATAAGTACGGATGATATAAGATTATATTTTGAATATTTCCGTGAAATAAGAAAATGCAGCGAAACCACAGTAGACAACATCCGCAGAATATTCAACAGTTTCTACAATTACTGCATAGTCAATGGATTATTATATAAGAATCCGTGTAAAAAAATCGACCGTATCAAAGGAACTAAAGAAATCAGAAAACCATTCAGTACAGTTGAAATTATAAAACTACGAGAACAAATAGATAATCTTCGTGATGATGCTATTTTTGAATTATTACTCTCTAGTGGTATGAGAGTGGGTGAATTAACTAATTTGAAGAAACAAGATTTGAATTTTGAAGAAAAAACAGTTATTGTTACTGGTAAAGGAGATAAACAACGTGAATGTTTCTTTAATGATTTGGCAAAGGTTAAAATTCAACGGTACTTAGAGACTAGAATTGATGATAATCCTTATTTATTTGTTTCATTTAATCGACCATTCCATCAATTAGGAATTAGTGGTGTAGAAACAAGATTACGAGATTTAGGCGAACAAGCTGGTGTTAATAAAGTTCATCCACACCGGTTCAGGCGTACATTCGCAACTCGATTGTTACATAAAGGTGTGGCTATTGATCAGATTCAAAAGTTCCTAGGGCATGTTAATATTGAGACTACTAAGTTGTACGCCATGTCTGATAATGATGAAATCGAGTATAATATTAAAAGGTATGTGAATTAATTATGAAAGGAATTCCAGACAGCAAATATATTTTCTTTGACAAAAGAGTAGGAACTTACGTTATAACAAAAAAAGTAAAGGGAAATGATTATAATTTTGGTAGTTATAAATCCTTAGAAGATGCAAAAAAAGCAAGAAATTATTTTGAAAAAAATGGATGGAGTAACTGCTTAAATGAAAGATTAAAATTCAGTTACAAGCAACCAAAATATTTAATATGGTTAAAAAGCAGGGAAGTCTGGCAAATCCGTAAAAAGATTAATGGTAAGTTAATTATTTTTGGTCAATTTAAAAGAATAGAAGATGCAGAAGAAGAAGTTAAATTATTAAAAAAAGTTAATTGGGATATTCAAAGTTTATGTGATTTGAGTAGTGATGGAGAGGAGTTTACTGAATGTCTAAGACATAATAGGAGTTTTTGATAATGAAAGGAGTTTCAGGAACTGAAAATATCTCTTATTGTAAAATGGATAAAGTTTTTAAAATAACTAAAAGAATCAATGGTAATCAAAAATTTTTAGGAAGCAATAAAACATTAATTGGTGCTTTAATGATGAAAGACTGGTGTAAAGTAAACAACTGGAAGAAATATCCTAAATCGAATACTAAATCAAAAGAACCATATATTAGAGTTCGGGATAAATCATCTGAGGGTTATAGATATAGTGTTGCAAAAGTAATTAATGGTACTGAATATACATTTGGTTCTTATCATAGTCTTGAAGAAGCTATTGTTAGACGAGATTACTGTGTTAAAAATGATTGGAGTTTTGATTTAATTCCTAAAGACCCATTTAGGTTTATTAGGATTTCATTATTAAGTAATGGTCAATTAAAATATGATGTTTGTCATAAAGAAAATGGTACCTCAGTTTATTATGGCAGATTTGATAATTTTGTAGATGCTATGCGTGAAAGGGATTTATGTGAAAAATATAATTGGGATTCTGAAGTATTATGTAACCTTGATGAAAGAATTGATAATCAAACAGTTTATTTAAATAGGATTATGGTTTAAAAAAATTACTTATATTTGTGTGGGTGTTTAGTATAATCAGGTTAGTACGGTTGGCTCCAGACCAACAATTGCCGGTTCAAATCCGGTAACACCCAATATTCTCCTTTAATCTATTTCTTTTTTTTATATTTCTCTTTTTTTAATTTCCTGTAACTCATTATAAACAACATTAAACATATGCACCACTGCACTATCCATACTCTGAAACTCTTCACCATCCACAGTATCAATTACCATATTGTCTTCAATCATCCATCTCTTAAACATCTCTTTTTTAGCCATTGGTTCATCTCCTTCTTTTTATAGATATTTTTATCTCTCTTTGTTATTATTTGTTATGTTACAATACAATAAAATTACCATAATATATTATTTTATGAATTCTGCTAACGAAACATTACGTGCAATCCGACACCGGAAAGCATTACTAACCAAAGAACGTGACGAAAGCATAGCCTATATAGAAGAATGCTACCGTGAAGACATGGAAATATTAGAAAAAGAAGAAAAAGAATGGTTGGAACAGTTTGATGATGTTCCTGTTGATGATATTTACAAAAACTCAAAGGAAGGGGAATAAAAAATGACCGGAAATGCAAATCAGTGGCATGAAAAAATTGAAGAGCATAAAAAATTAAGAACTGAAATGATTGAAGCTGAAATGAACATACAAGAAGCCATGGTATCCTATCTTAAAACTGTTGGGGAAACCGAAGACTTCAGCTTAAGATATGAGTCATTTGGAGAAGTAAGACTGCACTGCAATGGAGACTTATTTGACTTGCACCAGATTGGTGATTTCTGTGATGTCTTCGGATTAGAATTATTAATTAATAACAGAACTATTGCTGAAGACCATATGACCGATTCAACAATAATCAAAACAGGATACCTATTCACAACTACTGATAATAGAGAAAAAGGTGGAATAAACAATGGATTATAATTTACTCAGTCAATTGCTATTCAAAGCAAAAAAAGAGAACAAAACTGTTGAACTAATACCTAAATCCTCACGACCATCATATTTCATAGGACCCGACAAAAATGTTGATCTAAAAAAAGAATCCATTGTAACAGAGGATATGATAATTAGTTTGGATAGTATTAGCGCAGCACAATTAACAGATAATGATGTGGATCATGTTATAACAAGTATTGAGGAGCTGGAAAAATGGCCTTTAAAGTAGAGTTAAGCAATAATAGTGTAATAAAAAATTCTTTTGAAAGTATTAGTAAAATCGTTGATGAAATTACATTAACTGCAGATAGTGAAGGAATGCATTTAAGAGCATTGGACAGTAGTCATATAACTTTTGTTACTTTGGATTTAGATAAGACTTTGTTTGATGAGTATGAGTGTGATGTTCCTGAGAAGATGGCTATTGATTGTGATGATTTCAATACTATACTGAAAAAGTGCAAAAATGATGATATTTTGAAACTTAGTGTAGATGAGAGTAGTATATTAATTACTTTTGATGGTGATGCTAGAAGGAAATTCAAATTACCTTTCATTGATATGGAGTATGATAATCCAACCCCTCCAAATATTGACCTTCCAACTAAAATAACAATACCAAGTACACTCTTGAAAAATTACATTGATGATATGGGATTCTTCAGTGACAAATTAGATTTCATTGTTGATGAAAACTACTTCAAAGTAAAAACCTCCGGTCAAAAAGGAGAAGCAGAAACAGAATACCTGCACGGAGAAAACATACTTCAAGTAGTTAAATCAAGTTTCAGCATACCAAAACTACAGGAAATCATGAAAGCACATAAATTCAGCGAACAATGCAACATCTATCTTGGTAACGATATGCCATTAAAGATTAATTTCACATTAATCACCGGAGATGGTTGTTTAGAATACTTGCTTGCACCCCGTCTTGAAGAGGAATAAATATGATAATACTTATTGGATACATTGAAACAGTAATCATATCATTAACATCAATCTTAATAGGGTTTTTTATAGCTTATGAACTATTTGGTTATAATCTGGAAGAGCAAATGCGAAAATATCGTCATGAACAATTTATGAAAGAATTACAGGAGTATGCAGATGAAAATAAAAAACTTTAACATTCTAATGGATCATCGTGAAAACACTCCACGATTAGAAAAAGCAAAACAATACTACAAAAACCAAGGAGATAATGTCCAAATAAAAGAACTGCTCATTGGTGATTATATCTTCAATAATCAAGTAGTATTCGAGTATAAGACATTAGAAGATTTCATTAAATCAGTTAAAGAATCAAGAGTGTTCAACCAAGCAATCGACCAAACAAAAACTTTCCCTTATCATTTTGTAATAATTGTTGCAAGCGAAAAAGAATTATATGACCAATTCCATGATGCAGAATGGCCAGAATTCACATGGCAACAATACAAAGGAGCAATCGCAAGGTTAAACACATACACCACAGTTATTGAAGCCAGTACAGAACATCAAGCAATCATGTTCATGAGAATACAAGCAAGGAAATGCTTAGATAACAAACGTGTTGTGAAAAGATTACCTCAAAAAACAGATAATCCTGCATTCAACTATTTAATGGGCGTTAAGCACATTGGTGATGATACGGCAGAATTAATTGTAAATGCTCTTGATGTTTATGACTTAGATGACCTTTTAAATTTAAATAATAATAAATTACAAGAAATTAAAGGAATTGGAAGTAAAACTGCAGGCATAGTGATGAGAGCAATAAAAAGAAAGAGGAAGAAAAAATGAGCATATTATCTGATAAAACAATTCTCGAAAGAATACGATTACAGAAAGATTTAATCATAGAACCCTTAGATGATAATGACATTCAACCGTGCAGTATTGATTTACATCTATCTGAAGAATTGAAAACAATTCAAGGCCAACAATATAATCTAAAACCATACAGTTATCTTGTTTTGGAACCAGGTGATTTCATACTTGGAAGTACAAGAGAATATGTTGTAATACCTGATGATCTTGTTGCAGTAGTTGATGGTAAAAGCAGCCTTGGCCGTCTTGGAATAACTGCACATGTAACAGCAGGATACATTGATGCTGGCTTTCATGGAAACATCACATTGGAAATAGCAAACCTCAGTGATGAACCATTCAGATTACAGAAAGATATGCCAATAGCACAAATAGTATTCCACACACTAACCAGTCCAGTAAACCGGCCTTATGGTAGTAGTGGATTAAATAGTCATTATCAAAACAGCAAAGGAACAATATTGTCCAAAAAAAAGATGAAAAAGAATTAAAAAGGAAGTATGAATAATTATGGTAAATATTAAAGTTGATTTTTTAAATTCTTCCGATATTGGAGAAGAACTAAAAAAAATAATTACTAACTTAGAAAATCCAAAAGATTATGTTTTAAGCTTACAATTAGATTATCGTGATGCTAACAGTATATTCAATTTAGACCAATTGGATAAGATTAATTTCACAGATGATTTACTGGAAATTATTTATAAGAACAATACTCATGTATTTTTCAAGATTGAAAACATCTTAGAATATTCTATTATTAATAAGGAAGATGTAATTGAATTAGGGGCAATCTAAAAAATGATAGATAAATTCAGCGGATTATCATTTGAACCAGTGGGGCGTTGCAGATGCATACCTTACCCACCAGTAAATGAAGACCATTTACTGGATGCTCTTAATTATTCAATTAAACATATGGAGGAACATATAATGAATGAACCAGATTACTATGCAGGTAATGGATTATCACCAATAGGTGCAATGAAACAAGGCTTAATAAGTGAAGAAGAGTATATAGGATTTCTTAAAGGAAATATCCTCAAATATGTTGTTCGTGCAGAACACAAAGAAAACCCAGTGAAAGATTTGCTTAAAGCAAAATCTTATATTAACTTTTACTTAGAACTCTTCACTATGACTGAAGAGGAACTTGTAGAATTAAAAACAGATAAAAAAGAAACATTTGTAACATTAAATCAATTGGACGGCCAGGATGTAAAAAAGGGGGAAAATAAATGGTAAATATTTGTGGAAAATGTGAATACTACACAAGAAGTGAAACAGATCAACAAGGAAATTTCTTCCATTACTGCAGCAAAGTTGATGAAATATACCAACCCGAACCTTTGGCAGAGGGTGAAGAACCACCAGCTAATGCTCCACCAACACTCAAATTAAAATTCAATGACCCAATCTGCCAACACTTTAAAAAAAGGAGAGGACATTAAAAATGTTAAACTTAATCAAATTCAACAAAGAATACTATCAACCAATAAGTGATGGAATTAAAACTCAAACAATCCGTAAAAACAATAAAAGATTAAATGTTGATGAAATTGTAAAAGCGATATTTCCAGGAACAAATAATGAATTATTGATAAAGATTACGGATGCTGGATATAAACAATTCAAATACTTAAATGAAGAAGATGCAAGGCTTGAAGGATATGATAATTTAAATGAGTTAAAAGAAGCATTACTAAAAATTTATCCAAGATTAGATAATTTTGACCGAATTTACTATTACAGATTTGAAGTTGTAGATGATTCATAATGTTATATGATAAAGTATTATGGTATGTTAGCACCTGCTGGGACAGTTATCGATGTGCTGACAAAGATGAAGTGAAAAGAATTATCCGGGAAGTTGTGGATGAAAATCCACATCTTAAGGATGATTATGTTAAACTTGGAGTTCTTGCAAAATAAGACGCTGCATAGGAGAGTTATAAAAATGGTGTATTTAGATTCAGCAAAGATAAAAGAATACATAGATGTTAAAAACATAACCAATGAAAGTGTAACTTTAAAATTAGATGGAGAAAAACTAATAAATGACATTTATAATGATATACGTGTTGATATAAAAGATAATGATGGCCCCATACAAGAATTAGAATGTTTCGATGCTCCATTCATACATATATATCCAAATGAAATATTCAATGAAAAAGATTGCAAACAATTAGCAATAGAGCTCAAAAACATGTTAAACAATAGAATAAGGTCACAATTAAACCTAAAATAAAATAGGAGGTTATATTTATGACTATTATAGTTGCAGTTAAAGATAAAAACGGAATAACTGTAGGTTCAGATAAAAGAGTCACCTCTGATAATATGATACTGGATGAAAACTCTTCAAAAATATTAATAAAAAAATTTAATATAATACACTTTAATCCTCCAAGTGATGAAGATGAATTCCTTATAGCTTTCAGTGGAGTATATAGTTTATTTGAATTATTGAAAACTTTTAAAGCACCTGCAATGGATGATAAAGATACATTCTTTAAATATTTACATAAAAATTTAATCCCATCATTAAACAGTTACCTTAGAAAATACAATTTCATCCAAGATTTCAATGGAATTGATGGTGTAGATTGGGAATTACTAATCATATATCAGGACAAAATGTATTCTGTTGAATTTAATTTAGGCATTATTGAAATAACAAGCGATTATTTTGCAAGTGGAACTGCAAGAGACATAGCATACGGAAGTTTACACACTAGTAGCAATATACATTATAAGCTAATGAGTCCACCACGTTCAAACTCAGCAAGATTCAAAGTAACAAACGCTATCTATGCATGTGCAGCACACTCCACAAAATGCAATGACAACATGGATTTATATCAAAGCAAACTTGATACAGACAATAAAATATGGAAAATACAAAAAATAGATTAAAAAGGAGGGAAAACAGAACATGGGAGACCGTGGAATAGAATTCCTATTAGACTTATATGAAAACAACCCATCTTATGATAATAATTATGTTAAAGGTGAAAGAAGAAGTCGAGAAAGAAATAGGAAAATGAAACAAAACCGGAAATTGAAAAACCGTTATTTATTATTGGATGAATTATTATACGAATCCAAACCATTAACATTAACTCCAAATCAATACAGATTAGTTAAAGATTTAATCTATGATTTCAACAACAGATTTAAAGAACTGCATAAACAAGCAAGCGAAGAAACAATAATATTAGCATTTATTTTCTTTGTGAAAAAAGTTGAAGACAGCAGAACCAAAGTCACAAATTGGAAAGTCTGCAAAGAATATGGATTAACAGATCATGTTTTTGAAATAATATTATGCAGATTAACATTAGGATTCATGGAAAGATGCCCTATTGTACCCAGAGAATACGGTAAAAGTGACCATGAAGTATTAGTGAGAGAGGGTAAAAGATGATAACCGCAGATAATGTTACTTTAACTCCACCAATGTTGTATATGCATGGTCCTGTTGTTAACAATGAAGTTACCAGTTTGATAAATAGTTTAACAGAGTTCTTCAGTCAAACCAATGTAGTGTATTTTGCTGATTTAACTGTTTCATGTAATGAATGGGAAGTTGTTAAAAACAGGTTTGGTGAAAATGTTGGTAAAAAAAGGAAAGATATTTCATTTCCTTTGAATACATTAAAACGATTGGATGTTTATGAGGATTGTTTAGTTTTTACTTTAGTAGATGATGTTGTTCATCGTGTTAAAGTGAATAAAAGGTTTTTTTATTTTTTTGAGTGGGAGCGTGCGTATTATGATTAAAATAACTTGTAAAGAGATTGAGGGTAATCGTAATGATGGTTATGTTGAGTTTTTAAAGAAGGATACTGGTGAGAAGTGTCATATTCTTTTGCAGATGTTGTTTCCTGATGCTTTGATTGTTTATCCTGATGGCAGGTTAGAGATAGAGGGAAGGCCAAGTTTCTATAATTTCTTTAAGGATGGTTTGGTGACTGATGAGTTGGTTATTAATATGACTTCGATGTTTACTATGGTTTTTAAGTTGGAGATTGGTTATTTTGAGGATTGTGTTAAAATTAAGATTGTTCCGTCTAAGAATGATGATGATTGGTTTTAATTTTTGTCACTTTTTCTTTTTTTAAAAAAGAAACAAAAAAAGTTTTTAGTTGATATATTTTCTATATTAACTAGTATATAAATATATATTATTTTCTAGTCAGGACTAGTCTTGATATTTTTTTCCTTTTTCCTCTTTTTTTTATGTTTCCACTACGGCACATCTTACTAATATAGAAAAGGATAAAATATTTTTTCAGTTTTTTTTTTAGATTAGATATGTGCGAGGAAGACGAAGAATTTTATGAGAATATTGAAAAATGCCCAGAATGTCAAACACTCACAATCAAATTGAGTGAAGACAGATCATATGAATACTGTACTAAATGTGGATTAATCACAAGGGCAAGTATAGCATACACAGCTGGGCAAAGACTCGACCTTCCCTACGGTATACTAATATTATAAAAAATTAATTTTTTTTCTTAAAAAGATTCATTATTTCCACATTTAAATCCATTTTCTTATTCTTTTTTAAAGATAATAAAAAAAAGATTCAACTCTATTTATTTAGGAGGGAAAATAATTATGGCAAATATTAAAGGTAATGGAACCACAATAGGAAAATTCCTACTAATCATGTTCGCAGGAAAAACCCTGGCAATGCTTGCAGCAAAAGGAATTAACTTACCAGTCAATGAAGTAGAACTTGCAGGATATCTTGGTATAGTTTTAGGATTTATATATTCAGTATTAGATTCATACTTCAAAAATGATTACAGATGGACACACTTCAAAAAAATATTATCAATATTTGATAAAGAAATTGAAGATGACAATACTGAAGATGAAACTCCAGAAATAATCGAAACCAAAATTGAAGATGATGATCCAACTATCGAAATTGAACCTGAAGTAATTGAAGATGAAATAGTTGGTGAAGACGATGAATGCTAAAAACAACTATAATGATGATGAAAACATTATAGAAGACATTGACCCTGCAGGAGAATATGAAAACATAAATGGTGATAAAGATGACACCAAGTCATGAAAATATTCCCTGCATACAACAAGAAAAAATAACATCTCTTGAAAAAGAAATCATAGACTTGAAAGCTGAAAATGCTGAATTAAGTGCAAGAGTCGATGGAAAAAAAGATGATATATACAGTATCAATAAGGAATTGATACGTGATAGGGAGACTCAAATAAAATTGCTTACCGAAGTCACAGAATTAAAAACTTTATTAAAAAAATCTCAAGAAGAAAGAGAAGCTAATGACAATGAAATTGAAGGATTGAAAAATGAAATTGCTGCATTAAAATTAGGATTCACTGATTTTAAAAGTAGTGTTAATAGTTTCCGTAACACTATGTTAACTATCTTTAGTGTAGGAACACCAATTGTTACACTTGTAGTAACAGTAATATTGAAATTTTGGGGATTATAAAAAAAACATCCCAAATTTTATTATTTTATATTATATTTTTTTCACGTTCATTTAAATTATATAAATGATATTTAGGGTTTGGTATAAAAAGCGTTAGGAAAGTGAATAAAAGTGAAAATCGAAAAAATAAAACTAACCGACATAGTACCAGCAGATTACAACCCTAGACAAATCAGTCCAGAAGAAAAAACCAAATTAAAAAACAGTATTGACAACTTTGGAATAGTAGAACCAATACTAATCAACCTATCCAATAATCGTATCATCGGAGGACATCAAAGATTCGATGTAATATTCGATGAACACTTATTAGATAATGATTTATATGCAGAGCTAAACCTACTCAGATTAAATGAAAGTTACGGATGGGTATTCCCAGACAATGACAAAACATTAGACTCTGAAGATATGGAAAAAGCATTAAACCTAGTACTGAATCGTGTAAGTGGAGACTGGAATGAAGAAAAATTACACCAAGTCTTCAATGACTTACAAGAATCAGGATTTAACCAAATGGGTTTAACCGGATTCGACAACTCTGAAATAACCGGCTTCACAGGATTAAACAACAAGTTAAACAATGACACACTTGCACAAGAAGATGAAGAAGTAACATTAGATTCATCAATGATAATACCTGAAGAAGAACCGGAATATGATGAATCCATAGCAGATAGTATTGAAACCATTACTTGTCCAAGGTGTGGCTATGAACTCCCAAAAGAGGACTACTCATAACCATAAACCAAAAGTCATATCAACATTTAGCGGATGCGGAGGGTCAAGTTACGGTTACAAGTTAGCCGGATATGAAGTATTGTTAGCAGTTGAAATAGATACACATGCAGTTGCAACATATCAAAAAAACTTCCCAAAAACACCAGTATACTATGGTGACATTCATAAGTTAAGTGTTGAAAAAGTACTGGAAACAACTGGACTAATACCTGGAGAACTTGATCTGTTTGATGGTTCACCACCATGTCAAGGGTTCAGTACCGCAGGAGCTAGAGATTTCTGCGATACAAAAAATCAATTGTACCATGAATATGTTCGATTACTTCGTGGTTTATACCCTATAAATATCCCGAGTCTTTGTTGGAAAATGTGGTAACTCACCGGATTTTTGACCTGGTCTCAAGTAATGTGCATATCTTGTAATACTTGAATTATTAGGTTTAATTTTATTTTCCAAATGTCCAATTGCTTCACGAACAGTGATTGGTTTGCTTGTTGGTTTAGGATGACTTGCCGGTATGCCTAAATCCTTCCTAACTCCAATAAAAATCATCCTTTGCCTTGAAGTAGGACAATTATAATATTGTGCATTCATTAATTTTGCACGAACATCATAACCTGATGCTTTTAATTGGGTTAATATGTCTTTGAATATGATTTTCATATTACCTTTAATCATTCCAGAGACATTCTCCATTACGAATGTCTTAGGGTAAGACCCAATAGACCATGTCCAACAATCACACGAAAACCACAATTGGTCCATTACAAAGAAAATAGGGAACTTGATGTGCAGGAACTCAGTATACTTCAATCTTTCACTTATCCTCCTAACACTTTCAAGTGGATAGGTTCGGATAATCAAATCAAAGAAAGAATTGGAAATAGTGTACCACCCAACCTGATGAAAGCTATTGCAGAGCACATCAGGTATAATATTCTTGATAAAATTGAATAATTTTTTTTTATTCTTTTATAGGATTTTACAGTATATAAAAAAAGGGAGGTTATTCCTTATGGCAAAGACTAAATTAACTCCACAATTGCAAGAAGAGTTTTGTAAAGCTTTAGAAAATGGAGCGAGCATATTAGGTGCTTGTGGGCATGTTGGAATAACTGAAAAAACTTATTATAATTGGATTCATAGAGCAGAGGAAGCAAAGACTAAAACTAAATTTGTCAAATTCAAAGAATGTGTTGAAACATCCAAAAAGAAAGCATTATTCAATTTTGAACAAGTCATTGTTTCAGCTAGTATGGAACATTGGCAAGCAGCAGCATGGATGTTAGAAAGAAGACATCCTGACATGTATGGTAAGAAAGAAAAAATTGAAGCTGATGTTAATCACAAAGGTTTATCAGGTCTTGCTGATGCTATAAAATCAAGTGAAGATAAGCACAGGCGAGAAGATGAAGGAGACTAAAACATATTTTGAATATGGTGAGTTTGGTCGTACCGCAGTAGATTTCTTCCGCAATAGTGATGCTTGGATTAACATTGCATTCGGATCAGTAAGGTCAGGTAAAACTATTACATGTAATGCCAGATGGTTAACTTTTCTTGCAGAATCCAAATCTGATGAATTCCTCATATCTGGTAAAACATCACAATCATTGAAACGTAATGTTTTGAAACCTTTAATGGCAATGATGAATACTGAGGATATACCTTATGATTTCCGTGCTCATGATGGTGAATTAATCATTGATGGTAAGACCTGTTACTGTATGGGGTTCAATGATGAGAAAGCTGTTGATGTTATTGCCGGTATGAGTGTTGGTGGATGGCTTGCGGATGAGATTGCAAGGTGTCCTAAATCTGCGGTAGACATGGCCATCAGTCGTTGCAGTGATGTTGGGGCTAAGATGTTCTGGAACACTAACCCTGATTCGCCTTATCATTATATTTTCACTAATTACATTAACAATCATGAATTATTGCAGGCCGGTACTGTTAAGACTTGGAAGTTCTTGTTGGATGATAATCCGAATTTACCGGCCGAGTATGTTGAAGAGTTGAAGCGTGTTAACCAGAAATCTGAAGTATTTTATAAACGGAATATTTTGGGTGAATGGGTAATAGCTGAAGGAGCTATTTATGATAGCTTTGACACTACTCAGAATGTGTTTAGTTGGAATTATCTGAAGAATGAATTCCCAACAGATCAACAACTCCATGAAATCAACATCTGCTGTGATTATGGTGTTTCAACTGTGACTACTTTTGGTGTTATGGGTATTCACAGAGACATCAATCAAGGGAACAAATATTATCTCCTTGAGGAAACCTACTATGACGCTGAAGACATTGGTGTAACCCAGTCTGATAGTGAGCGTGTTGATGATATCATAGTTTTACAGGATAAGTACGAGTTAAATGAGAACAGTACATTATTCCTACCTCATGATGCAGCAAGTTTAAAGACCGCTTGTCAAAAAGATAGTCGGTTAAAATTGAAAGTCAAGACTTATGCCCCAGATACATATGAGGACATCAAGAAAACACAAGACCTATTCAACAATAACAGATTCCTTATACATCAAGACTGCACCAACAGCATAAGTCAAGCACAAACCTATAGTTGGGATAAAAAAGCCCAACAACGCGGAGAAGACAAACCCCTAAAAATAAACGACCACTGCCCCGACATGTGGAGAGGCGGACTATATGGACCAAGAGAAAAAACTGTACCAGTAACACCATTAGGTGTAATCTACTTCTAAAAAATAGGAGAAATGTATAATGTTAAACAATTTTACAATGAACTTAAAATCAAGATTCAGGAATGCAATTATGCCGGTAATCCGAAAACCATATTCGGATAGTCTATTCCAACAATATGTTCGTGACTACCGTTTCCTTTTCAATATTGCTAATAAAACTGCAGGGCATTATAGTTTCTTCAGAGAAGCTCAAGATAACCCTTATGTTTACGCATGTGTTAATGCTATTAGTGATACTTTCCTGGTGAATGGTTTCCGGATAAAAAATCCTGATGAATTCCAAGCAAATATTAACAATGTAAGATATTTAACTAATTTGTTTAATCATCCTGAAAGTAATGAATCATCATTAACATTCCCAGTTTTCATTAAACAAATAGTTAACAGTCAAGAACTTGTTGGAGATACTTTTATTGAAATCAATTATGAAAAATTTGATTATGACCATAATAATTACCAGATCATCAATGGTTTACAATATGTACCAGCCAGTTTACTCCGTTGGTTTGATGATACAGAACAATATGGATTCCGTAACAAACCTAACATCCGTTATGAACCGGATGAACTGATTCATATTTATGAACCATCAACTGAATTCCGAGAATCAAAATTCGGTGTCAGTAAATTGGAAAAAATACAGAAACCATTACTCATGATGTTTCTTGGATTGGAGTATAATCAGAAACTAATGGAAAATGAAGGTATTGATCCAACAGCATTATTATCCTATCCTGATGATATGGATGATGATATGTTTGCAGCGGAGATTAGCAGATTGCAAGCCATGCTTCAGGCACAAGTGCGGAAGCAAGGTGGAATGTTAATCACCAAAGGAGCAACATATCAATCTGCAAACTTGAATAATAGGGATATGGATTATGTTAATATGATGAACATGTGCAGAGATATGATAATATCATTGTTCCGTGTTCCACCAAGCATTGTGGGGATTATTGAAACTGCAAATCTTGGGTCTGGTAATGGTGAAGCTCAAAAGGAACAATTCAGAAATGTGATGAATGCCAAAGCTAAGTTTTATGAAGCAGCATTCAATAAAGCATTAGGCAGTAATGGTTTTAATGAAGTGTTTGAATTTAACGAAATGGATATTGAGGATGAGTTGAAACGTGCTAACATTGAAGGCATGCAAGTCCGTGATGGTATACGTACAGTTAATGAAGTGCGTAAAGATTACGGATGGGACCCAGTAGACTGGGGAGATTACCCAATCAATAATAATAACTTGGATATTTTAACTGAAGACCTTGGAATGAAAAGCTTAGAGAACGGTCGCAGATATAAGAATAATTTATATAAATCTGGATTACTTGAAAACTGGATGTTCTAACTATGATACCTAATATAAGTGAATTGCATATTCCCAATATGAAGAAGTTAACCAGAGGTGAGCAACAATACCTCCGTGAACTTTTGAATGGTTTGGATAATCAGATGTTAACTGTTAGTGAGTGGTTAGGTACTGATGAAGCTAAAAGGTTTTTCAGAACTCGTCAAGCTGATATTGATGAGTTTTTTAAGAATAGTGGTATTAGAGAAGAATTACAAACCATTATTAATTCGAATGTTGATAATAGTGAAGATTTGATTAGGAAGTTTTATCAGGTTGGTAGTCATCTGGGGTATGGTGATCTTCATAAGAAAGTTGTTTATACTATTGCTGACCGTGAAGCTTTGTATCATGTGACTCAGTATAATTTTGAATTAATCCGTGATTTGAATACTACTTTGTTTGAAGGTATTCAGGAGACATTATTTAATGCTGTTGCTGCAGGTCAAGGTGCGGATGAAACTACTCGTGATATTCTTGCTTTAGGAATTAAACCTTTACCTATTAAAAATAAAGAAGGTGAGGTTGTCCGGTTGATTAGTTCTCGTGCTCGTGCTCGTATGATTGCACGTACTGAGCATGCGAGGGCTGTTAATACTGGTACACTTCAAGCTTATAGTAATTATGGTGTTGAGCAGGTTGAAATCATTACTGTTGGTGATAGTAATGTTTGTGATGATTGTATTGAGTTGGAAGAGAATAATCCTTACTCATTAGAGGAAGCTATGAATCTTCTTCCGGTTCATCCTAATTGTCGTTGCAGTTATGGTCCTGTTGTTGAGAAACCTTTATGGTTCCCTGAGGATACTCCTGTGGTGGTTGATTTGACTAGAATGACTACTGCTCCAATGGAAGCATAAAAGAGAAACTGTTACAATGCCATAAAACTTTTGATATATTATTACTTGTAGTTTTACTACTATTTAACATGAAAAAAATTTTCATTCAAAATCCATATAGAGTTTTTTTATCCCTATAAACTTTTTGACCTCCTAAAAAAAAAGAGTATGAGGGTAAAACATGGGAAAAAGAATCTCAGGAAAAAGAAAAAATTTTTTTCTTTTATTCTTTTTTCCTTAAATTATTTAATTTAGTCGTATGGTAATTATATTAGGTTTAAAATTTCCTATAATTACCTCTTTTCTACAAAAAAAATCTACGTGAAGTATAAATTTGTGAAAAAATTGGTGTGAAAAAAAGAATTCTTCTGTTAGTTTAAAAGGAAAAAATGGATGGGAGAGGAAAAAAACAATTATAAAAATATCTCCTTTTTTTTGCTTTCCCATATTTTTTTTTCTTAAAAAAAGGATCATGTTTAATCTACCATATTTTTTAATCTCCGATATGAAAAAATATCTGACATGATATTTTTTTCCCTGGAAAAGAAAAATGAGGAATAAAAACATTATTTTTTTATTAAATTTTGTTCCTCTTTTTTTCCTGGGGAAAAAATAATGTAAAAGAAAACGTAGAGTATTTCTTTTTTCATAGTCATTTCGCTATTTTAAGACTCCACCTAGACCAAGTGGCTAAACTAGTCTAAATTCTTTTCGTGACATGTTCGTCAGTCTATGAAGTATGCAACCTCTATAAAAAAAAGAAAGGAAAAAAAAGAAAAGGATAAAAATAATAATATATGCAATAAAAAAAAGTGGGTGGAAAAAAGGTATAAAAAAAACATTTTTTCGCGTCTGTGCTTTTCCAATTACATTTGTATTTTTTTGTTTTCATTTTATCACCGCTAAAAATAATTGATAAATATTTTTTTCACCAATATCCTTTTTTTGTACTGCATATATAATCCTCCAAAAAAAACTGTTTTTCAAGTTTCTATATTAAAAAATATTCTTTTCTTCATTTTTCCTTTTTTCTTTCTCGAAAAGATAAAACCTCCGTCTAAAAAAAACTATTTCGACAAAACTTTGCTATTTGTGTATTTTTTATTCTCTTTCCAATTATATAGGAAATTAACTTTCATTTTTTCCTATATAATAAAGAGAATAAAAAAAAATTTTCGTTTTAGTCAGCATGTTCTTTAAAAAAAATAATCACTTTCAAAGATTAGTGAGAAGAACAAAACCTTTTTAAAAAATTTTTTTTGTGATGCGTTATGTCAACTGCAACAACCACCACATCATACAAAGTCTATGGATTGCCCTTAGATGCTAAATCCTATGAATCAAATGATGATGGTACTTTAACAATAATTGGAGTTGCTTCAACCACCAACAAAGATTATGCTAATGAGATAGTATCACAAGAAGTACTTGAATCATTAGCACAACAAGCTCCTGGTCTCAACCTATTCAGAGACCATAATAGGCATTATGAAGGTGGAATTGGAGCTATTGTTGAAGCATGGGTAAAAGATAAAGAGCTTTGGATAAAAGCTCGTGTACTCAAAGAGTTTGCAAGTGGAATCAAAGAACGCCTAGACATAGGAATGAACTTTGGTTTCAGCATATCTGGATTCCCACGCAAACAACGAACTCCTGATGGTATCCTAATTACGGATTATGATTTGAAAGAGATCACTCTCACTTATATTCCGATGAATTGGGATACTTATGGAACTGTTGAATATAAATCTCTGAATTTAGTAGCCAGCAATTGTTTGACTGGTGCATGTTATCATGCGATACATGATGGTGAGAATATGGAAAATAAAGAAGAAAAAATTGAGGAAGTTCCAGAAGACCCAGTGAAAGATGAGAAAGCTATTGCTGGTTTTTCTGATGAACAAGTTGCTCAAATTACAGATTTAGTTAAAAATATGATGAATGAATTTGGCGCTGAAATTGAACCTCGTATTCTTGAAAATATTGAACCTAAAATTGAAGGTGTTGCTGAAGCTGCAGGAACTAAAGCTGCTGAAAAAGTTGCTGATAAGATTCTTGCTGAAATCAAGGCCACTAATGAAGTTCAAGAAGATGGGGAAACTGTTGAGGAAAAAGATTTAACTGAAGAAGAGGAAGAAGAGGAAGTCATTGAAACTGAATCTACTACTGAAGAAACCAATGAGGAAGAAGTTAAATCTGAAGATGGTATAAAAGAACCTGAAACAGACTCAATGGAAACCACCAAAGAAACTGAAGAGGAAATTGTTGAAGAAGATGAGAAAGAAACTGAAGATGAAGTGATTGATGAAAAATCATTGAATCAAAAAATTCATGATGAAATTGTAAAACAATTGAATGAAAAGTCTATTCCATCTAAATTCAAAAAATTCCAAGAATCTCAGAAAAAGAAAAAAGAATCAACTATTAAACCAAAGCGTGATTCTTTTGGTAGAAACTTAAAATATATCTAAAAGTTATTTTTTTTTAATTTTTTTAAAATCAAAGTATTTTTTTTAATATTTACAATTCTCCATCTTCTTTAAGAGGAGAAATGTGGATTTTAAACCATTTTTTTATGTAAATTAACTGAAAAAGGAGTTAATGTTTTATGTCAACAACTATTGAAGATAAAATTTTAAATCAAGACAGTTTTAATATGAAATTTGCTGATGCAGCATTCAGTGCATCTGGTGATCTTAACCCTGGTTGGGCTGAACCAACTTTTGAAGATTTCTTCACAAGAGTAACTGATGAACCAGTACTCTTAGAACAATCTCGTGTAATCCAAATGAGATCATTACAACATGATATTGATGACCTTGGTATTGACTTAGATTTCGATGCTCAAAGAAACGCTTCCACCGGTGCAAGTACTGGTTTAACCAGTAATGAAACTGCACCTATTATGAAAAGGAAACAGTTATTAGCTCAACCTTTACAAGCTAAAACTATTATTCCTATGAACTTCATTGATGAAAACATTGAAGGTGAAGATTTCTTATCTAAATGGATTGGTCTTCTTGGTACTGAAATGGGTCCTGCTATGGAAAGATACGGTATCTACGCCGACACTAGTGTAGCTACTCAAACTGGTGAAGGTACTGGTTTCACCATGACTAATGGATTACTTGCACAGTTAAAAGCTATTGCTGCAGATGCCACAAATGACGCAGCTGGTTTTGCACCATTAACCTATTCCAATAATGCATTGGAAGGTTTATTAAATGCTGCTGAACTTTATGTTGAACAAGATGGTAACATGAAAAATGCTAACATCATTGTTCCTCCTGCAATGTACAGTAAAGTTGTAAGGGACATTGCAACTCGTGAATCTGATTATGGTGACACCATTCTTAAAGATGGTAAAATCCCTATGATTATGGGTATGGAAGTTAAACAGGACAATGTCCTCCGTAACACCCGTCACGGATGGGACAGTATGAAATTTGATTCCACTACTGGTTTACCAAAAGGTAATGGTGCTACTGTGGACAAATTAAGATATGCTTTCATCGGTGAACCTTCCAACGTTGTATTTGGTATGATGAGAGACATGGATGTCTTAAACCAATTCGATATTGATGAATTAGGTTACAAAGTTGTTGGTCTTGCTAAAGCGGATGCTAAAATCCACTATGACCAGGACACTATTGTTGTACCTTACACTAAAAATGCAAAATCTAACTCATAAAGATTTTGCTTTTTAATATTTTTTTTAAAGGAAGTGAAGCCATATGGTTAAATTTAATGATTTAACTGATAGTGAAAAAACTGATAAAAAAGCTAGATTTAATATTCTTTCTGATGAAATTGATGCTGCTGTTGCTGGTGATTCCACTATTGCAACTAAAGTTGAAGCATTAGAAGAAGCTATTGGTGATGAAGAAACTGCAGGCACTATCCTTGCACGTCTCAAAGCATTGGAAGATGCTCAATAAAATACTTCCCAACAGGATTCAGAAAGTTAAAAAAAAATAAGATGTAGATAGATTGAAAAATATTTCTTTTTCTTTTCTACATTTTTAAATTTTTAATTTATTATTATAAAAAGGAGGAATTATATTTGACTTTGGATTTAATTACTCCTACTGACCTTAAAAACAAATTAAAGTTACAAGGCGTGGATGAATCATTATTAACTGATGATTCTGTTTTGCAAGATTGGATTGATTTGAAAGTTGATGAGATTATTGAGTTGACTGGTTTGGCAATTAAACCGGTGACTCGAAAAGAAATACTCAGACATTTTAAAAGTGATCTGTTTGAAACAAACATTTACCCTGTAACTGCTGTTAATTCTTTTAAAATCAACAATGTTGAATTAACAAGTGATGATTATGTTCTTGATGAAAATAGTGGTATCTTTTATCTTAACCATGGCCACAATGGTATGTTGGTTATTGAATATGTGCATTGTGTTTCTCAAGAATTTGTCACATCTAAAATTGATCCATTGATTGTTGACATGTTACTCTATGCTTTCAATGATACTAATCATGAAAACAGTAAAGGTAACATTTCCAGTATACATGAAATGGACACTACAATTAATTATGATACAAGTAATAGTCTTGGTAATCGTATATATGCTCGTTTAGAATCTTTGAAAAAATATGGTGCTTGTTCTTCAAAAGTTAAATGGTTGTGATGTGTTTATGGTATTTTTCCCAAATGAAGAATTAGAATTATACCAATACATTGAATCTGCAACAGAATTTAACTCTTACTACGAACCATTGAAAGAGTATTATTTAATGGATACTGTGCCATGTAATTTCCAACCAATGAGTCCTAATGATTCTTTAAAACAATTTGGTGAGATTTTAACTGACACTTACAAAGTAATCATTGATTATAATGTAACTGTTGAACCGTCAATGCTGGTTAAAGTTAAAGGCAAACCTGATACGTATGAGATTGTTGGAACTCCAATGGTTAATACTCATTTTACTCCTACACGACACACAAAACTCATTTTGAAAAAACAACGCAAACCTACAAAGGTGATGGTATGATTGATATTGAGGTTAAAATCAATCCGAGTTTCTATAAGAAATTGGATAAATCCATTATTAAAAAATGTGAAGCCATCACTATCAAGAATACTACACTTGAGGCAGAATCTCGTTGTAAAAAAACTTGTCCTTATGAGACTGGTAATTTGATGAGAAGTCATTCAAGTGACATTTCCGATGAAGAGGGACTGGTTAAAAATAATGCTAAATATTGGACTTTTGTTGTTTTTGGAACCAGTAAAATGAAGGCACGTAACTATCCTCAAAAAGTTGCTAATGGCTTAAGTAGTGAGAACTACATGAGCAGGACTTTTAAAACACAATTACATAAAATGGGAGTGCTTGAATAACTATGTTAACTAAACCAATAAGGATGTTACTGAAAGTACTCTATAATAATGTCCTGCTTGAAGATGGAACTGTTGTGAAAATAGTTAAAAGAGATTATCCTTACGACCACACTCCATGTTTAACTATTGATAATAGTGGTGGAACCAGTACTATTCAGAAAAACATTATCAATAAAGATAGTGTTATTCCTGAAGACCATCCACAATATGATAGTGAACATCCTGACAGGATGATTTCACAACAGATGATACGTGAAGAACGCAGCATCAGTTTGAATCTGAATATCTGGTGTAATTCTCAAGATGAAAGAGAGGAAATCATCAATCAAATCTCAACTATTTTTAACAAGATACAATCAGATCATTACAGTTTCTGCAAACAATACCATAATGGAAATTGTAGTTTTCTTGATTCTGAATGTAGGGCTTTAACTGTACAGAATGGACGTACTGCTAAACATCAATGCCCTGACCCTATGGGTTATCATTATGAGAATATTTTCACTACTTATGATATTATTCGTCCTAGTTTTGATGTTGAACCTGCTTATGATTTGGATGATTCAACCGTGAATCCACAGGTTTTAAGAAGTATTATTCGTGTTTCTTTCAGTTATTATGATTATCATATTATCGGTGGGGCTATTAGTCAAGATTTAAGTGTTGATGAGGAATTATTATGAGTAAAAAAAAGAAAGAAACCTCCGATGAAAAATTCACTTTGGTGGAGTTAGTGCAATCAAGTGATGTGCATTATCCATCAATAATTATGGATTTGCATCGTGCTGGTTTATTAGAACAATATAAAAATGAATTAGAAGTTTATGGTAAAGAAGACATTACTCCTTCTTTAACATTAGCTGAATTTAATAAAATCGTGGAGGGTTAAATTATGGTTAAAAAACCCGGTGTTTATTTTGATGAAACAACTGAATTAGAGTTAGTTGGAATTGGTGCTAAAATCCCTGTAGTTATTGGTGCAACCGGAAATTCTGGTACACAAACTTATCCTGTTGATGGTACTAATATTCAAACTTTCAGAAACTTTGAAGAAGCTAATCGAAGTATTGCTAATGGTGGTATTGGAACAGATACCAGTACTAATAAAGTGTTAGCTTTCTTAGAAAAGTTCTTTGAGGAATCAGAACCAAGAACAACTGAAGATTTAGGTGTTCCTTTTATTTATGTTATTGACGTTGGAGATGGAACTACAAAAACCAGTTGGTTAACTGCGTTAACAAATGCTAAAAAATTAAACAAGGCCATTGTGGAAGTTTATGTTGGTGCGGATAATATTACTGATTACACTTTATCTGCATTCATTAGTGGTGCAATGGCAAGTATTGCTACTGAAACTACTAATTTAAACTTACGTACTGCATTCTTCACTAAAGAAGATGCTACTGATGCACAATTAATAGCATTAAACCCTCCTAGTGGAGGAATATTAGATAGTAGATGTTTCCTTTGTGAACCATTAGAATTTGGTAAAACTGTTGCTAGATTCTGTACTACACCTTATTGGGTTGAACCAGGATTCTTACCTTATCGTACCGTGAAACCTGGAACTTTCAAGGAAAGAACTAATGCAGAAATTGAAGCTTTACAAGCTGCAGGTGTTGTTATTAATTGTGATGAAGTTGTTGATACTGATGTTTATTGCAGAATCAATTTATCCGTTTCAACTGCTTATGCAGCTACAAAGAAACCTGCTGATGCTCTTGGTCATTGCAGATTTAATGCGGACCATTTGCTTCGTGAAATTTTCAAAGCGGTTTATCCTCAAGTAAAAAATAATGAGGTAGCTTCTCAGATTGTTAAAAGTCAAACTCGTGTTGATGCTATTATTGATGCAGAAGTTGAAGCTGAAAGAATCATTGGTTATAACAGTGATACTGGTGAAGGTACTAAATTGACATTAGTTGAATCTAATCAGAATCCTTATGATATGGAGTTAATTGGAGATATTCTTTGTGTTAACTCTACTCATGCGATTAATGTTAAAGCTAGAATTAGAAATCCGCTTGTTAAAAGTGCTAATTAAAAATTTTATATTTCTTTTAGAAGAAAATGGAGATGATTAACGATGGCTGATACTGTAAGATATAGTCAAGCTGTTTTAATGTTTGATGATCTTGAAATTGTATGTGGTGGTTTTAAAACTAGTTTCAAAACTGAATCTACTGATTTAACTGCTACTAATAGTAGTAATGCTTATGATAGTCAAGATGGTAAAGAAACTGTTGAAGCTGAAGCATCTGATATTGACCCGGCTTTAAGAAAACCTATTAAAGCATTGTATGATAAGAAAGTTAAAGGTACTCTTGCGTCTTATGATTTTGATGAGGATACTGGTAATCTTATTGAAGATGATGTATTGTATGGTGCTCGTATTACTGAACTCAGTAAAGAGAATGGTAATGAGCCTTTTAGTATTAAAATCAAAGCAAGGAACCATAAGAAACAAAATTAAAAAAGAGAGTTTTCATAAATTATTTTTTTTATTTTTGTTTCTTTATTTTTTTTATTTTTTTTTATGATTTTTGAATATTTATTTTCTTTTTTAGATTAGAAAATTAATTTATTTTTTTTTGGAGTGTAGCATATGAATCCTGATGAAAAAGCAGCAAAAATGGAAAAACATTTACTTAAAACACAATTCCCACTTGAATGTGAAGAATTGCCTCTAGAAGCATTGACTCAAGAGGAAAGGATTGTGGTCTTTAAGTGTATGGATCATGTTGAATTAACTGATGATGAGTTCACATTACTAAAGAAAACCTTACAGAAATACCGTGAATACATTACTAAATATAGACCAACCGAAACAATTGAAGCAATGGAAAATACTGTAACGATAATTAACACAGAAAAAGAATTCTTAGACATACTTAATGATGAAAGTAACAAAATGCTAAGAGTTCATTTAACATATCAAGGTCAAGTTTACGAATTTAATTTTGAAATATTACCAGTTGATGACTCCCGTATAGTTGACTATATGGAAATGAACATCGACTTATTCAAAGATTACAGTGAAGACGAAAAACAACTTTTCAACAAAGCACAAGAAGGAGAAGAATTAACTCCTGAAGAACAAGCAATGGTTGAAAAAATGACAAAAGACCTCAATGCGTTAGCAGGTCAAGAAAAAGCAAAACTTATAGATGGATTCCTCGCAAGTCAACTAAGACTCCCAGAATCCAGTCAAGATTATAATGACAGATTATTTTTCTGGAAAAAATTCCCATTCCTTGAAAAATGGGCTGTTGTCGGTAAAGTAGAAGAAAGACTTGGATTAACTGAAACCGCAAACGAGAAATTATTTCCAGATGGCTAATAGTTTCTTTGGTGAAGTTTACTTCAGAGTAAGTAAACATTTGGGAATGTTACCATTCGATGTCATCAAAAAGAAACATGATCCAAATATCAAGTTCCTAATTTTCAAGTATAGTAATGAAATAAGAAATGAAATCAAACAAGATAAAGAGTTAAAAGAAAAATTAAAAGAGTCCTAAAGAAGAAGTGATGAAAAATGGTTTCATATGAAGATGTATTACTCCGTATTCGTGGACAAGATAACACTGGAGGTGCTTTTGGAAGCGCACAACAAAGAGTAGGTGCTTTGAAAACTGCCGTCGGTGGAGCAGTAACTGCAATGTCTGCTTCAATGTTAAGTTATGCGAAATCTGCTGTTGATTCAGCTATGACTGCAGAACAGGAATGGAACAAGTTCAGTAATGCAGTTGATAAAAATGGTGGTAATTGGGATAAACAATCTGATGAAATCAAAAAATGGGTTAGAGATTATTCCAATGAAATGGGTAGAAGTGTAGCAGATACAAGAGCTGCAATGACAACCTATATGAGCATGGGAATGTCTTTTAAAGACTCTCAAGATGCAATGAAAGCCACTAGTAATTATGCTGCACAAATGGGGTTAAGTCAAGAACAAGCTGCAGGACAATTACAAAAGGCATTTATGGGTAATGGTAAAGCATTGAAATCTCTTGGTCTTGATATTAAAGATTATAAAGATGAAACAACTGGTGCGGTGGATAAACAGAAATTATTAACTGATATTCTTAATCGTACTGGTGGTGCAGCGGACAAATATGCTGATTCAAGTACTGCTAAATTCCAAAGATTGAATAATGTACTTGCGGGTTTAAAGACAGATTTTGGTGCAGCAATAATGGATGCGATAACTCCATTAATACCTGTTGTGCAAGGATTCCTTGATGTAATTAATAATTTACCTGGTCCTGTTAAAAGTGTTGGTTTTGCAGCGATTGCTCTTGGTGCAGGAATAGGAATTATAGCCGGACCTTTAATGTCAGTTATTGGTTTGATGGAAACATTAGGTTTCACATTACCAACAATTGGAGGATTATTAGGTGCTCTTGGTGGTGAAACAGCAGCATTAACTGGTGAAGAACTAGCATTAGCAGCTGCACAAGCAGGATTATCTGCTGAAGAGTTAGGTGCAGCAGCAGCACATGCCACAAATGGTATTGCATTAGAAGCTGAAGGCCTTGCAGCAACAACTGCAAGTGGTGGATTTTGGAGTATGGCTGCAGCAGAACTTGCAGCATTATGGCCAATACTTGCAATTGCAGCAGCTGTTGGAGCATTCGTTGTAATTGTTGAACAAATCGGAGAATCACTTGGATGGTGGACTGACTTCAGTACAATGCTCGATGCAATCCAAGCCGGAGTTCAAAGATTATGGTCTGCTTTTATGAACAGTCCACAGGTGCAAGGTGCCATTGCAGCAGTACAAAATGCCGTATCTCAATTATGGAGTTTTGTCAAACCAATATTTGATTGGATTGGTGCAGCATGGAATAACTTATTCAAAAGTGAAGGTGCAGGAAGCGGAGGCCCTGATGTAGTGGGACAGATAATTAATTTCTTTGGACAATTAGGATCCATTGCAAGTCAAGTCTTTGGAGTATTACAACAAGGATTCACAGCGGTATTCAGTGTAATTTCACCATTATGGGTTATGCTATCCAATCTAGTAACTATCTTCTCCAGTCTTATGAATGGTAGTATGTCATGGCAAGATGCAATAATTTCTGCAATAACAACTATCATATCAGGATTAAGTGGTTTCTCTACCAGAGTAGGTCAAGTTGCATTACAAATCGGAAGAGCAATACTGAACAGTATTATCAATGCAGTACGACCATTGCCGGGTAGAATTTGGCAATTTTTAACTCAAGCTATAACAAGGTTCATTAGTTTCAGAACTAGAGTGGCTACAATTGCAGTTCAAGCAGGATTAAGAATACTTCAAGGTATCGTTAATCGTGTTCGTCAAATCCCTGGACAAGTAGGTACTTTCATGATGAGAGTTCCGGGTCGTATAGCAAGTGCTGCAGGTGCGGCTGTTGGTGCGGCTGTAAGTCTTGCTAGTGGAGTTGTGAATGCAGTACGTAATGGTATTATGGGTATTGCAGATACTGTTTATAATGAGTTCATGAATATTCCAAGCCGAATTAATAGTGCGGTATCTAATGCGGTAAGTGCAGCAGCAAATTTCGGTTCAGGAATTAAAGATGCAGTATTAAATGCGTTACATATTGCATCACCAGGTATTATTCAGCGTAAGATTGCTGTTGAATTTCAAGATATACCTGGTCGTATTGGTGAAAGTAACAGGTATGTTTATAGTGCTGCAAGAGACTATGCAGGAAACATACTAAAAGGATTTAATGCTCCTCAAATGAGCTTACCAACAGTAAATAGTATTCGTGAAAACGCTAATTATACACCTAACAGTACAAGTAATGGTAATACAACAATTGTACATGTTCATGAAAACGCAATGCCTTTAAATGCTCATAATTTAACCGCAAAAGAAGCAACAAGTGTAGTGATAACTGCATTAGAAACATTAAGTGACGACCCTGCGGGAGTGTGAATAATAATGGCTAAAAACTTATATAATATACCTACTGATGGATGTAATCTTGAAATTATGGGATATCCTTTTTATGCTGAAGATGTTTCACCAAATGAAGCATTCAGACGAAGAGAATATAATTTTAATAGTGTTGTTGGTGGAACACAAATCGTCACACCAGGACAATATGTAGGGTTAGATTTCACTATCACTACGCATATTCCTATTGATCCAAATAGACCAGATGTTCACAAACAAATTTTTCAAGAGATGATGAGCAAACCGGTAACTGTAACTTCTCCTGAAATTGGAGGTTCGTTCGAAGCAATTGTTATTGTCAAACCAGTTCATGAAACCTTCAACTCTTTAAAATTAGAAATCAGTATAAAAGAAGTTCCTGATTCTAAAAGTCTTATTCCTGGTGAAAACTTTGTTGTTCCTGCTGCTAGAAAAATCACTAAAAAGAAAGTAACTAATAAAAATTCTAAAAAAGAAAATTCTTCTAAAACCACATCTAAGAAAACAAAAACTAAAACTAAAAAGAAAACTGTTTCTAAGAAAAGTAAATCGAAGAAAAAGAATAAATGAATTTGAGGGGGATGTATTATGGTAGTTACTTATTCTATATCCCGTGCGGGTTTGGAAATTTACACTACAGAAGCAGTTAAAAATCCTATTTCCAATAATGCAAGCAGTAATAGTGATAGTGAAACCAGTAATAATTTCACTTTACAAACTGGAGACATAACTAACGTTAATTATATTGGTGAATTGTATAGTGACAGTTTTGAGGGAGATTACAGTGATATTAGCAGTAATGCATCAATATCCGTTCCAATCAAATATTTAAATTCATTCTACAAAGGTCAAAGAATATCCTTTAAAAAAGAAGGAAACCGCTCCAAAACTGTAAATAAATGGAGTGATATGGATACTGTTGTTACTGGTTTTGTTTCTGAAATAACTTGGAACCGTGAAAAAGCAGATATCAAAATCAATGGAATGAATGTCTTACTTGACGTGGAAAAGAAATTCAGTTTTAAAAAAACCAAAAGGTCAAAAATTGTTAAGGAAATAATCAAAGCAAGTGGTTTAAAAGCCAAAGTTGATGTAACTGGTCTTGTTGATGATGTATGTGACTTTACTAATATTTCCAGTAGCGGAAGCAACAAAACAAGTGATAGTAATAGTGACCTTGCAGGTGGAGAAGGAAAAACAATTGATGAATTAGTTGCTAAGATTGTTGGTAGTGAAACTAATGAGTTAAAGAAAGCAAAACTTGTCCATCAATGGTTAAAAGAAAATGTCCGATATGCCGGATATTCATGTTCAAGATATCATTCTGCTGAAGAATGTTTAAAACACAAACATGCTCTTAATTGTGCTGATACTGCAAGATTAACACGTGCTATGATGAGCAGTGCAGGATTAGATGCATGGGTTGTTCACAGGTCACATGCCAACGGTCATTTCTGGTGTCTTATTAAAATTGATGGTAAAATATATGCAAGTGACCAAACAGGGTCTGGTTCAGATTGGAATACTATATGGTATTCACAAGGAGACAGAAGATCATGTGATTCTCGAGGTGGAAACTGGGATAGTAAAAATGGTAAAAACCCAGATTGTTAAAAAAAAGGGGAGGATATTGAATGTCTACTGTAGTAGTTGGTTGTGATACAAATAATGGTAATGACCATAAAGTCCAGAATGCTGTCTGTAAAGCATTAGAAAAACAAGGTCATAAAGTAGAAAAATTAACTATTGGGCCAGGATATTTTGCAAATTATGACTGGAGAAAACATGGTAAAAATCCTTCCGGTAAAATAGGGGTTTATATTATTGCAGATGGTATTTTCAGTATTGCAGACCATTATAATAATAGTAATGGGTTCAAATACTGTTATTTTATTATAAGAGGTGACCTTGGCCGTGCAAGGATGAAAACTCGTAAAGATTTTGAGACAAGGCCTATAGGTGCAGATGCAGATTGTACAGGTATTTGTAATCAAATTAAAGGTAAAACTTTCCCTGAAATGAATAAAATTTGTAAAAAAAGATGTCATATTGTTTTTGGTACAAATGGTGAAGAGATGGCTAATGAACTTATCAAGGCCATGGGTGGTGAAGTGGATAGTTCATCATCTTCTAAATCTTCAGGGTCCACAGGTTCCAGTATTAAAGAAGCTTTGAAAAAAGCAGTTAGTAAATGGGATGGGGAAGTGGAAATCCGATTAGTTGGAGATACGGTACATGTTAATAAAATTCCCAATCCAACAAGTACAAACCTTGTCATAAATGAATATGACAATGCATTATATGATAATGTTAATGTTACAGATGTTAATCCTGGAACTATTAATCATTTAACATGTACTTATAAAAAATACGAGTTAACATTAAAAGATGATCTGTTGATAAAAAGATTTGGTAAAATTAAAAAGAAAATCGCTTGTCCTTCAAATATTAAATCTTTAAAAGAAGCGGAAGCATTTTTACAAAGAGAATTTAACAAAATTAGGCGTAATGATGGTCGAAGTGTTGAATGTAAAGTTGTAGGAAATACAAAATGGAGAGAGGGTGTTTGGGTTAGAGTATATTTGCCTTCTTATTTCATTGATGATTATATGTATGTTAGTAAATGTTCTCATGATGAGGATGGTAATGGTCCTTGGACTGCTAGTTTGACTTTGGTTGATTATCCTCCAAGTTTCGGTGGAGACACTAGTTCAACATCCAGTAAATCCAAATAAAATCTAAATAAATCAAAGAGTAGTGATAACAAATGAACACTAATGATATAACACCCACCAAAGGCAGATTAAAACAAGCATTAGACAATGCAGTAACTAACAGAGCATTACCACAAATCACTCATCAAATAGAAACAACAGTTGATGAAGAAAAAATCAGAACAGGACGAGTCCTAAAATTCTACCATTATCTTGATAAAGCATTAGTGGAACTAGACAATACTGATGAAACAGTATTATGTAAAATATTGCATCGTTTTGGTGGAGAATTAATAGACTTATACACACCAAGCGCAGATTCAATTGAATATTGTGATGATTTACATGAACCATGCATAATTCCAAGATGTTCCTTAAACTGTCTTATAATTAACATTCATGATAGTGATAGTGAAGAATTTCTGTTACTTGGATTTTATCAAAATGAAGAATTGGTTGAATTAAATCCTGCAGCGCCGGGCAACTTCAAGATTGTTAGTATTGGTGGAACAAATCAGTTCTGGATTAAATTCGGTGCAGATGGATTAGACCTCAGATTACCTAACACAGCCACAACAAACGTGGGGGATATGGATAAAAACATGGAAGAAGTGGATTATGCAGATTCAACTAATGTTTACACTAAACAAGAAGTTTACAATAAAACGGAAGTGTACACAAAAGAAGAAGTTGATGAATTAATAAGCAAAGCCATTGCGGAAGCTTTAGGAGATGAATAAAAATGACACTACCCGTAGATACATCCAGCATTGATTATAAATTTAATAAAACTTTGAATGAAGATGTTGAATTAATTAGTGATGAATATGGGGCCTTTGATATACATATGGAAAATGGGGATTATGTTAATGTTACAGGTCATAAATCATTGTTGAATGCGTGTATAATTGCAATAATGACAAGATATGATGAATTAAATAACAATCCAACTTATCAAGGTTTTGGTTGTCATGTTCATGAATTAATAAAAGATAATCAGAACAAAATGTTCTTTTTTAAACTTGAAACTTATATTGCTGATACTTTAAACAATATTAGAAGAGTTAAATCTGTTAATTCGGTGAATATTCTTCAAACTGATGTTTACAAGTTTAAAGTTGAATTTGATATTACAAGTGTTAATGATGAGATAATTAAAGGTAGTGTTGTTTTATGAATTATGTTGAAAAAGATTATGCTGAGCTTTTTGAAGAAGTGTTGCAGGACAGTCTTGAAAAAGGATTGATAAGTCATGCTGAAGAGTTTCCTTCTTATATTGAGAATCAGGAAGATATTAGTAATTATTATGTGATGGATAAGTCTGTTCTTGCATTATTTGGTGAACGAATTTATCAAGAAGCGATAACTCCGGTTTATGAATCTGCAAAAGTTGAGTATGCAGAGAATGATGATTTGGATGAGAATATTGGTGATGTGGTAGGTATTCCTAGGCCTGAAGCTACTTATGCTTATGTTGATGTTACTTTTACTTTGGATGTTGCTCTTGATGAGGATGTTAATATTAGTCCTGAAGTGTTTTTGTCAACTGATACTGGTATTGAATATCGTACGTTGGAGAATATTTTCATTCCTGCAGGTGAAACCAGTACTACTGTTTCATGCATGGCCGTTGAAGCTGGTGTGACTAGTAAGATTGTTGAAAATACTTTGGTTAATATTGAAACTGAATTGGAAGTTAATTTGTCATGTAATAATGATAATGCAAGTACTGGTGGTACTGAAGAGTATACTGATGATGAATACAGGTATCTGTTAATGCATTGGAAAGAAATTAACTTGAAGGGTTCTACTGAGGCTTATGAGGAATATTTTGCATCTTTTGACGGTATTGATTCGTATAAGATTGTTCCTTGTTGGAATGGTACTGGGACAATAAAAGTAATTCTTGATCCGGGTACTCCGGAACAATTACTGCGTGCTTATAATGATTTGCAGGGTAAAGTTGCTCAAATGAAAGAAGATATTACAATGTTTGCACCAGTAAGGAAACTTATTGATATTTATGCGGTGGTTAATGTTGATATTGACCAGTTAAATCCTTATAGTGATGTAGAGAAAGAGAAAATTAAAGCAAGAATCATATCAAGTATTAAAGTGTTTATTGATGGTGGATATACTACTGATGATACTTATTATCCAGGATTATTACTTGGTGAGGATTTTATTCCACATAAATTGGCTGTGTTTTTAGATGATGAGATTCCAGAATTAAAAAATATCACTTTCAATTATCCATTGAATTATATAACTATTCTTGATGAGGAAATTGGGGTTAGTAATGATATTACAATTGAGATGATCTAATATGAAAAATAGTATGCAAAGTTTAATCAAGATGTTTCCTCATTTTTTTGATAAGTCGGAGACAAGTAATTTCTTTAAATCTCAGAGTGTTACTAATAATGTTTTTAAGGGGATTTTTCAAAGTATTAGTGATGTTTCTGATAGTTTTAGATTAAGGAAGCGTTGTTGTATTTGGAAGGAGCAGAGTGTGCCTTATGATTATGTTATTAATTTTGTTGTGAATTATCCTCAGTTGAAAAGTGTGAAATGTTATAAAAATGATACATTAATCTACATGGAAGAATACTTGGAAGAGGATAATGTCAGTTCTTTTATTTATTCTTATGATAGCAGTGAAGATAATACGATTGTGGATGATAATAGTGAAGATAATGAGGAGGAAAATCAAGGAGATGATAGTGAAATTGAAATTCCTATCATACCCGAAGACACATTTCACATAATCGCAGAATCATATGATGAAATCATAATCAAAAAAGGATTTCCCGAAAACGATGAACTAACAGGTGACATTTATGACCATGACACTAGCTTGGATGAAATCGGAGCATTAAACGGCATACCAAGAAAAACATACATCCCAACAGAAGACTATGCCAACACTGAACCTACATACAATAACAGGTTAACTGAAGATGATTATCATTACATGAATCGTATCATCAATTATGTTCTTAGAGTGCATGACACTCCATTGCCTGTCCTGGAAATATGGAAAATATACGGCATCTTCAGCGACATGATAAACAGAGAAGAATACCTGCTCAAGATGTTTGATGAAACAATGCATCCATATGATGAAGAAACAGGCCTTGTCGGTGACTGGACTCCCATGCCATGGGAACATAAAGACAAATTATGTAACTTAACACCAGACCTAGGAAGATTCTTCTTCGTATCTGCAAACACATTATTACCAGTAAAAAACCAATCAGTAATATTCAATTTCCAATACCTGAACATGCTGGCTGAAAAACTAACTGGAGATTATAATGTAACAATATACCTAAACGATGCAGAAACACCATTAACCACTGATTATACAAGCAGTACTTACACAGTAACAAGTGATTTAATCAGTGATGATGAACCAAACATCTTCAGATTCGAAGCATATATCGGACAAGACCTTTTTGCAACTGAAGAATTAACCGTTACAGTTAGAGGATGTAACAGTGCAGATTGGTATGTAAACCCATCAACAGGAGATGATACCAATGATGGAACAACAATCAACACTCCATTCCGAACAATCAACAAAGCATTAACTATGGTTAATGGGGAACAAAACCTAATCGTCTTGACAAGTGGAACATACACTATTAACAATCCTTTGTCAGTTAATACATCTTCTACAGTACTTGGATGTGGTAATGCTATAATTGAAAATACTACAAATTACAAATTCTTTAAAATCGCACAGAATCAAAGATTAAACTTACAGGATTTAACATTAACTCATGATACCAGTAGTGAAATCATAACAAACCATAACTGGATCAACAACAATAAAAACAATAATCCATTATATGTAGTGATAAGTGAAGGAGCAAACAAAACACTCACATATCTCACATTAAACACTGATAAATCCGTTTACACTATTGGTGAAACAGTACAGATAACTGGATTATTAACTGACGATGAAGAAACCACATTATCAGGTAAAAGTATAAAAATTTATGTTAATAATGAATTGGTAGATACAGTGACAACACTAAACAACGGAACATTCAGCAAAAATGTAACCGTAGAAACAAGTGGCAATGTAACCATCAGAGCAGTATTCGACGGAGACGAAGATTACCGCAGCAGTATGGCCAATGTGAACATAACTGTTAACAAAAAACCAGTTACAATCACATTCTCATCCAACAAGGCAAGTTATGTACTTGGTGAAACAATCACATTAACAGGTACCTTAAAACAAGCTAGCACCAATATTGGTTCCGCAAGTATTGAAATCTACGATGGGGAAACATTACTCGATACAGTAACAACACTTTCCAATGGTACATTCAGTAAAACCATAACTGCGGAAACTGTTGAATCAAAATCATTCCACGCAGTTTATAATGGGAATGCAACTTATGAATCAGCAACATCAAGTAATGTGAATGTTACAATCACTAAAAGAACTCCAACAATCAGTTTACTTACAAGTAAATCAAGTGTCATTACAGGAGATTCCTATATATTATCAGGAGCATTACTCTATAATGGAACAGGTGTAGCGAATGCCTCTGTAAAATTATATCAAGGCCAATCTGTAATTGACACTATAACAACTGCTAATGATGGTACATTCAGCAAGACAATAACCTCAACTGCTGAAGGCACATTCACATATCATGTGGTCTTTGATGCAACAACCACATATACTGGAGTAACTAGTGGTAATGTAACTGTAACTGTCTCAGATGCTCCAAGCTTTGATGCAATAGAATTGACCTCTGACAAGGATATTCTCTCAGCATATGATGAGGAATCTGCAACACTTACAGCTCAATTAATGTCAGGAACAACCCCTGTAGCAATTGCAGGGGAAACTGTCACATTTGAGGTTCGTAAAACCGGTGATGATTCATTGGTTGAAACTTTAACTGCAGATACTAATAGTTCTGGTGTGGCTACTGTATCTTACTTAGGAAAAGGTACGGGGAATTTATATATTCAATCTTTTTCTAGTGATCGTATAATTGTATCAGAAACATACAGTATTGAAGATGTTCCATATTATGATGGGGCAACATCTGACAAATCTTCAAATTATGCGACAAGACTTGCAAGTGTAACTCATAATGTTGATTATTATCAAGTAAAT